GCAAAATCGGCTCCGTCAAAAAGTTGATAAATGACGTTTGCCCCCGGATCAATAATATAATTGAAAATACTGATCGAACCGAGAACGCTTGAAAGTATTGTACCGGAACCCCCGGCGGATTTTATCGTTTTTACAATTCCGTTTATCCTGCCTGTGACGGTATCATGGTTTAAAATTTTCGCCGAGGAAGCGTGCTGTGTGATAATCAGGGCGATATTTGTTATGACCGTCGTTGAGATATTCGTAAAATCCAGCGTTGTTATATCCTCAGTCATCGAATGCCGATGAACTTCACCGATGTTCGCGTCGATGGTTAAAACACCGGATGATACAAGGGCGGCGCCTATTGAACTTTCATGGGATTGACCTTTATTGATCGAATCCGTAACGGCTGTTCCGGCGCCGAGAGATGTAAGTTTATTGTTATTCATATTGATATTGCCATAAATCTGTGGAACCGCTCCATCCAAACCCTCGATGCGTTGGAGTTGAACAGTCAGACGCGAGAAGAGTGTATTTAATTGCCTCTCCAGATCCTTGATATTTTTTGACGCGGATAATTTATAAACTTCTCTGGGCATCAGATAAAACCAAGGATAACATCGGCGAATTGCTGGCAAGCCCGCGCAAACTCAAAATCCCTGTGATCGGACTCACGGGAAAATTCGCGGCTGAGAATCATTAGAGCCAAAAGCAAATCAAGATAATCCTGAACATCTCGTTTTACTTTTGTCACGACAACAGCCACGGCATATTCCGGGTAATCAACGCCGAAGGGTTGACCGAAAGCAAAGATAAAATCCTTGCCGCTTTCCTGTGGTTTCGGATAGAGGCGAAAAGTTTTTACTGCCTGCTCATCAAAAGTAAAAGCCTGCGGAACGCCTTTTTGATCCCGCCAATTTATGTCCTGTGAAAGGATACTTGAGATAGATGTTCGGTACAGCTGATTATCATCGTAAAAAACCGAAAGAAGCCTGCCGGAATCCTCGCTCAAGGTGTAAGTTTCCTGATCCTTCGCTGATGTTAGAAGTTCTACGGAAGTGGAAAAATCCCGCTGTTGCAGGTCGTTGACGGCGTCGTCATAGTAGGTATCGATAATCACGGAATCCGCCTGCTGTAAGGCAAGTTCCTGAACAAGCTGTAAAACATTAGTTTTCGACATTCTCTATTTCCGGCTTAGGAGCGATACGGTCATACCTTGAAAGATACCCGCAAATGCGGCGATCCGAAAAAGCGGATAAATCCATGATAAATTCAGTATCGGAAGGTCTATCCATTAATTGCATCCAATCTTGTTTTTAGTTTTGTAGTCAGTTCCGCCGCCTGCGCGAAGTCCTTCTGTCGAAGAAGAAGCAATATTTCGGTTATATCCGTCGCGATCGGTAGGGCGTGTTTCGGCAAAGCCAACTCCGTATTTTCGCTCGCCAGACCTTCAGTATCAACAACGTATGTAACGGTTACCTCGCTCGATCGGGGGATACCAGGATAGAGCGCGAGAACGTCACGACCGAACAGGGCAAACGCCTCGAATTGATCGCCTGTGTCCCGTACCCAATTGGGGCAAATAGCCTGAAGTTCCGTTGTCGTTATGCGGTAAAGATCCCGGTTATTATGTCGAACGCCGAGAATTCTAAGAGAAGAGGGGAAATTTACATCAACGGGATACAGAAGACGCCGGGGAGACGTTGATAACGTCGCAGAGGAAATAACGAGTTCAAGGATGGCGTTGGTGAGTTTTTCGGCTCGGGCAAGCGTTTCCCTCGTGAAATCCCTCGAATGAAAAGCTCCTTGAGGGTCGCGAACTCTCTGAAGAACGCTTGTAATGAGACTTCCCGCTTTTGTCGTCATATTTCATATCAGATCAAGGATGACCATTGAGAATTGACATAGGCGTGCGCATTCGTTATATCCCCTCCCATGCCTGTACCGCCTGAATCCAGGATGAAAGTGGCATCATCAACTGCTTGAGATTGATTGGCAAGAGCTTTTTTAATATCTTTCCAGATCGTACGCTGTCTTGCCGCCGTGTTTCCCCAGATACCGGCGACATCGGGATTACCTGAGGTTAAAGCAATGCCCATTTGACGTTCCATCAGATTAATCTTCACGCCCTCAATGATGGCGCTTGAGTCGATGAAACTCGGTAACTCCTCATCGATATCGTATTCCCTCGGTCTGATATAACCGGTGTAATGAATTAAAACAGCGGAATCGGAATAAGGGTAAAATTCAACAACTTTGCTCCCTGTGTCGTCCACGCTAATTTCAGACCATAGAGAGGGGCCGGAAGAAACATCCTGACGGGAAGGTTGAGTACGATCAATAACGTCAAGGTTCCGGGCCATAAGAGGAATACCCGTCTTCGAGTTAACAAAAGTGCCGAGTTTGACAATACCAGGCGCAAGGGAAATACGCCGAGGGATGATACTGTAACTTGTCGAAGTATTTGAACCGTTGATATAAATGGTTTTGAGAGAAGCGGTTATCCCGTCCCAACCCGCAATTTCATACCAATTTGATCCGATACGAATGAAACGCCCGATAATATCGTTTGACCATGCCGCAAGAGCCGTGGCGTCGGGAGTGATTACCTTTGAATTTTCCGTGACGGCAATCGTGCCCGCCGAGATACGCGCGGGTTGTACAACTTGAAATAATCGACGGAAGGGCTTCAGATATCCGGTTGAAGCCCATTCCTCGATTCGTTGGTTTATCCAGGTAATGTTAAGGAGATCGGGAGAAAGTCCGAGAGAACTCGCGGCGATATTACCAACCTGCCTTAATCTCATCAACCGGTACTCCCGTAGACTCCTCTATAACTCCCATATCCCTCAGTATGCCTTTGATAACTGGTGAAAACCGCATTCTTCGTACGGGGGTCGTCAAAAGAATCGAAAATGGGATGGTCACGCCACATAAACCAAAGATCATGAACGCCTTTGGATGCCATGAGAAACCAATTCGTTGAGGTCGTCAGGTAGTGGTATACGCGCCATTGAAGATCATCGGCGACAAGACTGTTAAGTTCATTATCGGCGGTAAAAGGTTTGCCGGAGGAACCTAGAATCTCTCTTGCCGTCCATTTATTTGCCGGGTCGATAACGACAAGAGTTGGAGTCATCAGGACAGGCAGATTACGTTCATTCGTCAAACCTTCAAAATTCGAGATACCGGCCTGAAGGCCTGTGACGGAGAAGGAAACATCAACGGCAGGTCTGTTACTTCGCGTGACTCCATCGATACCAACGTGCGCCGTGGAGCAGAGCGAGGTAGAGTCGAAACCGGTGAAGTTTGCGTCAAAAGCGTTGTTTAGAATGGAGGCCGCCTGCACTTCCTGACGGTTTACGGAAGCTCGTTTCATCTCGGCGGACATTTCCTGCATAAGTCCGTAGAGATCATCCCTCCACATTTCCCACGTCACTTCAAAGGCCATGCCATAAGCGACAGCGGAATAGTTGACGGAACCTCCCTGCAAGGGCCTGTCAAGAACAAACTGAGTCCCCTGCGGTTTCGGTGGCATGGTTCCGAGACCTGAAAACTGCTGGTCAATCTGCGGGTTCCATTCCATACCCTCGACGTTGAAAATTGTGGGAAATTCGAGATCCCGCTGTTTACCGGTTTCAAAATAAACCTTACGCAGGCCCGGATTGAGTAATTGAGCCAAACCACCTGTCGTTACAATTCCACCTGGCATTTAAATCACCTCCAATTGTTAGTTAGCGAATGCTGTCGTGTCCGTGAGGAACATAAAGTAAACTCTGCCGTTGACCGTTCCGACGGGATCTTTGAAACCCACAACGCGAACACAGGGATTGGTATTGTCCGTTTTGTCCACGAACCAGTCACCGGTAGCGAGTTGGAGCGGGTATAATGCATAGAGATCAGCGGCTGCGATTGCCCCCGCTGAGATACTGGTTCCAATATTGCCCTCGAAAATAACGCCCGGAATGGCCGGGACATATTCGATATCCCCGCCCGGGACCCCGCTCGCAGGTTCATTAGCGATACCGAGAATGTTATTCACCGGTTCCGTGGCGGCTTCCTCAATTTGCCCCGCCGTATTGCTCACAATAAGCGGATCACCGGCGACAAATGTCGAAGAAGCTTCTTCCGCTCCGTGCATGATCGGAACTGCGTAAAGTCCGTTTAAATTAGCGACTGAAAGCCTTTGAACTGCCATGAATTTTCACCTCCTTATTTTCTGATTGTCATACCGGGAATATTACCGTCCCGGAGCATCCCGTCAAACTTTTTCGCGGCGATTTCCTGAGCCTGCATTCTGTCGAAATCACCCGTGTTAACGGAAACTTTTCCGCCATGGCGTCGGGCGGATTCCCCCAGTTCCTCCAAAACCGCCGTGACTCCGTCACTGCGTCGTTTGCGTTTCTCGCGCTCATGCTTCTGAAGCAGCATGTAAATATCAAGTTTACAACGCATCAGAATGCAATCGCCGATCCTTCGCGTACCGTCAACCTGTTTTAAATCTTTTGCTTCGGGCATGTCGTGAAGAACAATTTCCCAGGTCGCGTGCCGTGTACCGTTGATGCTGACTTGAGTGTTCATGGCTTTCCGAACTTCAAGACCTTTTGCCGTACTCGGATACTGATCCTGCACCCAGCGGTATTTGTAACCGGGTTGGGCGTCCTTGACGCGGAGTTGGTCTTGGTTGAGAAGGTACTGAATTTCCGGATCTTCCTCTAGAGCTTTGGGATTGATTGATTCAACATTTTTCCCCATTTCCTCGGCGATCTCAGCAAGATTGTCTTTCCGTCTCGCGAGTTCTTCGTCACGTTTCGCGCCCGGAGGCGGGAGTTTCGGGTCTCCCTGATATACCGTTTCCTTTGTCGCCATACTTAAACCGCTCCTTTCCTGATTGGGAATTCTTCATTAGGATGATCGGACGCCCAGGAATATTCCTCCCAGGAGGAGAAACCCTGCCTTTTCGCCAACTGCTCAGGCGTGATGCCCTGGTATTGAAGTTTCGCCAGGGATGACGCGTTGAACAATTCCTCAGGAGTCTTGATCTGGATTTTATTCTTGCTTTGCGCTCTGGAGGTTGAGGCGCTTGAAGCTGCACCTTCGGGTTCCTGCTGCTGGCGAAGAAACTTTTCGCGTTCGAATTTCTGTATTTTGTCGATATTCTCCCCCACAACCATAGCATGAACCTTTTTTACCATATCGGGATTACTTTTCAGGTCCGGGTGAAGAGCGTCAAGTTGTTTTTTTATGTCCGCCTCGAATTCGGTGAAATAAGGGAGTCCGCGAGCCTGCTGCAAAGCGAGGGAACTGATGGCGGAAGAGCCCTGCTGACGGATGGGTTCGATATTCGTTCGGTGGAACTCCGCAAGTCTGCTTTCAATTGTTTTATTGATGCCTTCAATCAGTTTACCTCCTCCCTCGCCCGTTTCAATCATGTGCCGAACGTCGTCTTCGGTAATAAAATCACGAGAAGCGGCACGCTGAGTCGGATTATTCTGCTGTTGGGCGATAACTCCGTTCATGGTGTTCATTAAATCAAGATTCGTCTGCTGAAGTTTTGTGTAGGCTTCCTGCTGTTCCTGTTTGAATTTCTCGAAATCCTGCATTGAAATACTTCCACTCGAAGCCGGGGCCGGTTCATCCATGCCCAGAGCTGAAGGATCGTGAGAGGGTTCAGCATCGGGGAGGTCAAGTTCAATTGGCGGCATTATCGGAATCCTTTCGATTTCGTTCTTGAATTGTTTGTTTTAATGTGCGAATAAATTGGATCTGCCCACGTGCGGAGGGATTATCCGTAATATAAATAGTCTCAAAACTGTTTTTTTCGTGCTCATCAAGAAATTGATAAAAATCATTGAGAGCTACTTTGTTCAGGAGCATGTAATCAATCCAGTCCATGTAAACCTTTCCGACAGCTAAAAGTTATGTCATAAATGCATGGAAGTCAACTGTCTATTGTAATACTTCCTCCTCCCTCGGCTGATTCAAACCGTCCATGAGCTGCTGCAAACCCATGATCGTATCGGCTCCCGCGAGATTTCCCAGTTGGTCAATTTCATTATTCATTTCAATGACAAAGGCCTTTGGATCACGGATGTTGTCGAAAGTGCGCGTGATACGTTCAACCCATTCACCTGCGGCGGTGGCGATTTTTTGCGCCACGGAACGCATTGGGGAGGGAACTTGAGGGTTTGACGCGATTACTGTAAGTTGTTGAATACGTTCGTAATATTGAATAAGAATTTGACCGAGTTGGATAAGGTTGGAACGTTCGACCTCGCGTTGGGAACGTTGTGAAGTTGCGGTAAGCTCGATACTTACGCCCCGATCGAAATCCTCATCACGATACGCCGCAACGACAAGACGACCTTGTTCCTCGCCCATGACACGCAGAATATGATGGATCACGTCCTGGTCGTCGGCGCGAACACGCTCCTGGTAGCGATAGTTACACTGTTTGACGGCGTTCGTGAGACCGGATTGCATGGAGTCGAAGGCTCCCGCGAATCTCGTATTCTGCTGTTGAGCGCCGATACTTGCAGTGGTCGCCGGTGTTCGAGAGCTGAGCAACGATGAAGGACGTGAGCTTTGCAATTGACCCGTACCCGCTATCTGTTCCGCGATGCCCAGGGAAAATTGTTCCGCCTGCATGCTTGAAGGATAGACATCCGCCATGGATTCACTGGTGAAATCCGACGGATCATTAACGGCGATATGTTTTCCCGGCCAGAGGGTTTGGGATGGATTGATCGCGCCGCCGTTTCTTGTTTTCCATATTCGCGTATTGGCGAGCTGCATGTTGAGAAGACGATGATTGTGGATTTCAGTGATTTCCGACTGCATCGTTTTCATTTTTTCCATGAGGCCCATGCCGTAAAAAAGAAAAGCGCGTTCCTGATATTTACTGAATTCCAGCGGACGGAGATCGTAAGGATTGTAGCGAAGCTTCAGGATTTTTCGGGATGTGCGATCCCATGTTACGAGAAGGTCTTCCTGAAAATCGTCATTATCAATATCGTAATAAAGATAAATATCCAGAATTTCATGAAGTTTACCGAAATTCGTGTTTTGACCCGTTCTCGCAAGCTGCTCACGACGTGACCGAACCCAGCCTACCGTTCCGGTCGGCGTGATTTCGGCGATGTTCCAGCCGTACAATTTTTCCCTTACCCGGAGCTGTGCCGAAGTCATCCAGGAACGCAGGCCGATAAAAGGCATTTCCTGAACGTCCTGAAAGGAACCGCCGGGAACAATAATGTCTTCAATGGGATAGGGGCATATTTGGGGATGAGCGCTGATGACGCGGTGAAGTTTCGTCTTTCTTTGGAACTCCAGCCAGGGGATATGGTAAGCGCCGGTACCGAGTTGGATTGTATCCAGGAATGCATGATTCGCCGCAAGCCTCGTTCCATATTCCTGACGTGACCCCCAGTTATTCCAGTCCTGCATGGCTTTGGCGGTATCGCTGAGTTCTCCGCGTCCGGGCGTGTGTCGAGCCGTAATAACGGGATCGATGGTAAAAATCGTTTGAAGCGCCGTGGAATAGAAAATGTCCGTGGAAACCATGCCGACAGGGACAACATTGTTGGGGGCGTTGGGAATCGGAGTGTTTCTCGCGATCTGTTTCGGAATCGCTTCATAATCACGAAGACACTCGCGCCAGAGGGATTCCTGAGCGTAACGGGCGGAAAAAGCGTCCTCGATTTCCTGCGTGATGTAACCTTCCAACTCCGAAAGGGTATCGGATTTTACCTTGATGATTTCCGGCGTCTGATGTTGTATTATTTTTTGCGTCATTTAGACCGGGAAAAAAGAATTGACTTTAATTATATTAACACAATTTCAGGAATGAATGTATCAATAGCGTCAATGAGACCTGAAGATTGTCCGGTGAGGGCGGGGAATGTTCCCGAACCTGCTCCTTCCGCCGGGATGAAGAAAACGCCGGATGAGAATCCCGTGAATGGAAGGAATATCCCGGAACCTGATCCTATCGCGTTAATGACAATACCCTGTGACGAGCCCGTGAGGGAAGGGGAAATACCTGCTCCGGAGCCAATGGCGCTCGGGGTGAAAATTGCTGACGCGGAACCCGTCAGGGCGGGGAATGTCCCCGCGGCGGTTCCGATATAACTTATGATATCGCCAGCGCCGGAACCTGTGAGCGAAGGGAAAATACCGGCGCCGGAACCCGTGATATTCGGGGTAAAAATACCCGTCGAGGAGCCCGTGACAGCGGGGAAAGTGCCGGAGCCTGTTCCGGGAATGCTGAGAATACCTTCGGCGGAACCGGTAAAAGCCGGGAAAGTTCCCGCGCCGCCACCCTCCGCTTGAAGAATGGCGTTCGCCGAACCTGTAAGCGGGGAGAAAGTTCCGGCGCCGATACCGACAACATCAGCCGTGGCTCCCTCGGCGGCTCCCGTGAACGACGGAAAGGTTCCGATTCCATCGCCTTTGACTCCGACGCTCCCGTTCGCGGTTCCGGTGAGTGCGGGGAAGGTTCCCTCTCCCGCGCCTTCGGCTTGGAGAATAGCGGAAGCTGAGCCGGTGAAGGATGGAAATACGCCGGAACCCGTTCCGATATGGCCTACGATATTACCGTCCGCGGAACCGGTGAATGCGGAAAAAACACCGGAACCTGTCCCTGAAACTCCCGTGTCCGACGCGATCCAGAGACCGCTTCGGCTGAGCAGGTAGGGACCGATGGGAGCGTTGTCGGTTCGCGTGACGCCCGTGCTCACCGTCCCGGTTTTGTTGTTGCCGGATAAATCGACGGCGCCCCCGATGAAAGGGTCTTCCAGCCGCCAGTAGATTTTCAACTTATCTCTTTGGAGCTGATTCGGGCCTATCCCGTTGCTGTAGGCGGTGATCTCATCCGTCGTCAGCTCGGCACTCCAGAGGCCGAAGTCGGATGCGTGCATGCCGAAGGAAGTGAACCCCATCTTAGAGTTCCTCCCCAATGCGAGTGTGTTCGGGGTTATTGTGGTGAAATTCACGCTCACCGTTGACGAGACATGAAGCGCACCGTTGAGGTACATACGGCGGTCCGTCGCGCTCGCGAAGACCAGAACAAAATCATTCCAAACGTCATACGTCGGATCAGCCCCCTCAACCTCGCTTGACGTGGAGCCGTCATTGGCCCAGAGTACCGGGTTGCCGTCATAAACGTACATGCCCCAGACAAGGTTCGCGGCCCGCCCGATAGTCATGACCGGCTTCGTCGCCGCCGTCTTCGCTCCCGTAGGTTTGATCCGGCAGGCAAACGTGAACGGGTAGGCCGTTATGATGTCCTGGTCGAGAAGGCGAATGTAATGGTCGTTTGAAAGCGTGAACTGGAGGGACATTTATCGTTTTCCGACTCCGTGCGGCGCCGGTAAAAGTTTCGGCGTCAAGTCAGCTCCATATATGCGTTCGCGATTAGGGTGTTGACGGCGAGCGTGTCGGCGGCGGCGTTACCGTTGTGTGAGAACGTTATCAGGATGAGATCATCGGCAGACGGGGCGGAAGCCAGGTTGAACGTAACCCTTTTAAGAGCGTAGGCCGTCGCCGGAACGGTTATGTTCTGTTCGGCTATTGCAGTGAGCGCGGAATCCACGGACTCCGCTTCCGCGATCTGTGATGTGAACACCTGCATGACGGATACGCCCGTCGTGGCGTTCGCGAGCAAGTCAAACACAACACTTGCCGTGGTGACCGTTCCGTAACCTGACGGAATATGCGCCACCCCGTAAAACCTGCCGACAACGTCCTTTAAGAATTCGATTACCTGAAGTTGAATGCCCGCCGTGGCGAGATTCAAGGTATTAGCGAATGATTTGCCTCTGTACGTGTTTATATCAGGATTTCTGAACTCGATACCTATCTGGTCAGCCATATGTAGAGCGTCCTTATCAACATTGTCGAGATCTCGTGCCTACAACTAAACTCCGTCGGGCATTGTGAAAGTAAAGGAAGTGATCGAAATAGTTCCGCCGGCGACAATAGCGGTGGTATTTAGGTTGATGACTGCGCCGGTCGTAGAGACATTAACGTCGCAGATGGTCGCACCCCCCGCCTGCGTGAGAATTCGAGCCCATGTAGCCGTGCCCGTAGCGTCGGCGGATGTATCATCCGTGATGCTGTTCGCCGTGATGACTCCGGCGGAGGCCGCTCCGAAGGAAGTGGCGGAAAATGTGAGAGTGCCAAGTTTGACCTGCGCGCCTACGGCGGTGTTTGCGTTTGTCGGGATGGTCCCGTCATATATTTCAATGATTCCGGCAGTGCCCGCGTCAAGAGCGGTGGTGAAAGCGTTGGCCATGGCATTTTGAACGCCGGTTGCCAGATGTACGACTGCTACCATGATTGTTTCCTCCTATGTTGTGAGTACTTTAAACCAGAACGTAAGTCCCCGTGGAGCCGTTCCGGTTGAGATTGCGTCGATATCGAAAGTGATGCGCGTTCCGGCGGTGTAGACCGTTGTTGTGAGGACAGGCTGTTGCGCCGCGGTTCGTGAAGATGTTTCGGATGATTCAATCGTGATTTTATTTACCGTCATGATGGTACTTGTGTTGAAATTAATATCGAAAATATTGTTACCTGGTGAACCCGCCGTGTCCGTTTCAGCCCAGACTTTTTGTACCAGACAATTGAAGGGGAGCGTGAGATAACCACCGATGAGGCTCGTTATCGTCAGCAGGGTTGACGGATTGACGACGCGATAACCGATATAATTTTGATTCTGCGAACTTTGAGCGGAACGATCACGAAGATCGTCAACGACGGTAATGGCGCCGCCGGAAGTTGTCACGCGCATGAGGAGAATGGAATCATCGGGAAGGGCGGGCTGTGTTGCGCTGGCCTCCTCGATCATGTAATGCGTTCCGGGTTCACGTCTCCAGTTTGCCGGGGGAAGCGTTGTCAGGTCTTTATGGAGAACAACCCAGCTGTTTGTTTTGTTGTCCGTATATGTTATGGAACCCGTTTCACTGACATAATAACCGCCGGGGAAACCCGTGGTGATACCCGGGACGCCCGTGAGACCCGCCGTCGCGCCGTGGAGACCCCCTGACCGGCAAAAAGGCTGATGCGTAAGTTTAAAACGTTGAGCGTCCTCCTCGCGAAGGAATGTCTGTAAATCCGTTATGAAGGAATTGTTCGGGGAAGGGATTGTCGTGATGGGAGTTGTCGTCATGGGGTTACCACATTACAATGACGAGACCTGCCCTGCCACCGCCACCAACGGTTAGAACGCCTCTACCGCCGCCACCACCACCATTGGCATATTCAAGACCTGCCGTGCCGGATACCGCAGTAACGCCACCATTGGCGCCATTGCCACCGCCTAAGGCTCTAAAGCCGTTAAAACCACCACCGCCACCTGTAATGCCAGTCACCGTTTCGCCGGCGCTACCAGCAAAAGCCGTGATACTTTTATTTAGGGATGATATGGTTCCACCAGCTCCACCATCACCGGTAGCGCCATTATGAGGTGTGCCACCGCCGCCACCATTGACAGTGATTAAACTTCCAAAAGTTGTCGTGCCACCAGGAGAACCTGCAAGACCAATACCTCCGCCAGCGCCACCAGCACCGATAGTAACTGTGACATTACCCGATATAGTTACAATAGCATCAATATAAGCGCCACCTCCTCCTCCGCCGCCACCACCGTTGCCATTGCCCCCAGCGCCACCTCCAGCGCCTCCCATAGCCAGAACTCTGGCTATTGTGACGGATGCGTCGGGACGTACCCATGTCCCACTGGACTCAAAAATTTGCATTCTATTCACGGTTCCCCAGACGGGCAGTCCGCCGGATAATATCAATTCCTGCCCATCCGTGCCTTTCGGGAGTACCTGGGGATTGTTGGAAGCGTCCCAGTAAAGGATATCGCCCGCCGTTCCGGTCTCAAGTCCCGTCTGCACATCGAGACGTTCAAAAACAGGGACATTACCTGCGCCTTTT